GCATTGCTCACCTTTGTATAACCCTCAAGCCCGAGTGAAGCATTTTTAATCTCATCCATAACAGTGTTCATCTCATCCATCAGATCCTCTTTGGCCTCAGATAGTTCACGCGCCTTTAGTTTTACCTTACCTAACTTTTCTTCTTTAAATGCCGCATCAAGCACCTGTGCGCACGTTGGGCAATTATTGTTTTCTTCGTAGAACTTAGCGTCACGTACCAATGCGCCAATTTTAGCTTCAATCTGAGTCTGATATGTCGTCAACTTATTCTTCGTGTCTGTAAGCTTGACCATTTCCTTCTTCACCTTTTCTAGAAGATCGCCCACAAAGAGTGACTTATTATCTTCAAGAAGACCATCAATCTCTTTCTGAAGATCTTGAATCTGCACTACGTTCTTTGCAACTTTCTCTGCATCGAGATTCTTAAGGTCACCAATGTATTTTTCCTGCATCTTGATCTTTTCACGAATAAGATCAATTTCATAAGTGGTATTGGTTAATACCTCCCTCAGCTTTGCAGTACGTTCCTTCAACACAACATTCATCTTAGTGAAGATGTTAATGTCCAATAGATCCTCAATAACCTCTCGCCGAGCATTATTGGGCAACTGCATGAATGGGATGAATGACGACGAACCTAGCACCACGATCTGGTGAAATGACTTATGATTCAGCTTGAGAATGTTTTGCTCAAGGATTTTCTGATAGTCTCGGCTATGGGACTCCTGATTGATGAGGACTCCATTCTGGATAATCTCGAACTTATTAGGTTTAATTCCACGAGCAACTTTAAATTCAGTCTGTCCAACACTAAATTCAACCTCAACCTCACAATCACGGTTATTGATCGAATTGAGAAGTTGTGGCTTCTTAATATCACGATGCGGCTTACCGAAAAGAGCAAAAGACAGAGCATCCAGCAAAGTAGATTTGCCAGAACCATTCTGACCAACAATCAGAGTGGATGGAGATGCATCAAGCTCAATTGTGGTAAACTTATCTCCAGTCGAAAGGAAATTTCTGTATTTGCAACGCTTAAAGACGATCATGCTGTTTCTAGATTCTGAGCTTCAATGAATAATTCGCGAAGGCGTGTTTTAATAACATCCTTGTCCAGGTCCGTCTGAGTAGCATCAACATATGCCCCAATAAGCTCAGAAGTATCTGACACTTTCTCCAGGTCTTCACTATCCACATTTGATCCCAGAAATTCGTCAAAGTTTTCTGCAATTTTGATTTCAAAGACGTCTTGCTTTTGAATACGATCCAGAAATCGATCAAACGCAAAGAGATCAGTCTTGTTAACCACAAGAATCTTAATGAATTTATGACGTAGATCAGTAACATCGTAACCATCATAATCAAAATCTTTATCATTGTAAATGATTTTAGTAAAGATTGTCAGCGGATTTAGTACTGGAGTCAGCTCTCGAGTTTCAGTATCAAACACGTGGAAGAATTTAGGATCATCCACATCTGACCAAAACATTTCAAACTGCGTACCGAGATAGTGGATATTGCCCTTGGTAGATTTAGTATGGTAGTGTCCAGAGAGAACCATTTCAAATCGATTGAATGGATCTGTTGGCATTCCATGAGAGCATGGCATACCTTTCATCATTTCAAATCCTTCAAGTTCTAGATGTGCACCAAGAATAGATGCCTCACATGTTTCCACAAACTTCATGGAATCTGCATAGTTCTCAGGATTAATCCATGGAAGCATTGCAATCTTGCAGCCAGCGTAATCCATTACCTTTGGCTCCATGATAATGTTTACATTCTCAACGAAGTAACCCAGCAATTCCTTTAAGGAGCATAGTTCATTCGTGTTCTTATAGACCACATCATGATTGCCCGGAATGATGTCCATCGACATTCCATTTTCACGCAGCGGTTCCAGGAACGTCTTACGAGAATGGTGAAGGGCTTTAAAGTTGATGTATTTTCGATGATCGTAGAAATCACCAAGATGGATAATCTGCTTTATGCCATTCTCTTTGCAATATGGAAAGAAGACATCAGAATAAAACTTTCCGATGTAATTAAGAAATACGTCTGAAGCATTTCTTGCTCCAGTATGAGTGTCATTCAGAATTGCCAGTTTCATTCAGAAGGCATGAAGAACTCAAGGTCAGTCTTAGCTTTCTTTTTAAACTGTTTGATGGCAATATCAGTTTCTTTGACCTTGCCAATACGCTTCTTCAGCACATCAATAAAGCCATCAGCATAACCACTCATGATGTCTTGTCCATCGATTGATTGAGACATGAAATCCTCAATGCCAGCATGTTCAATGTAACGGAACTTAATGTCCTGCTGTTTCTTTTCCTTCATGATACGGCGAATGAAGGCATAGTAATTAATCTGAGTAAAATAGGCAAATGCATTTGGAGAACCAGTACGAGTTGCAGCTTCCACGTTGTAATTCATAATGGCTTTAATGCAGTTCTCCACGCCATCCATTACCATCTCCTCACGGTACGTGTACCGAATAAAATTAGGTTTATGCGATAGGCCTTCAGCAATACGTAGAAAGCATCGTCCAATGTATTCAGTAATACGAGGAATCTCGGTATTCTCATTTTTGGCTTTCTTGACGCTATTCACATAATCAACAACGCACTGGGAGAATTCCCTATTATTAACATAATGCTCGCCTTCACGCTTTGCTGCGCGAGTCATTTTAGGTTTCACATTCGGGTCTAAATTATCAGTGGTCGTCATTATAAAATTATGTTGTAGTCATTTATTAACTGAATCAATCTAACACACCAATCATCAATTGTAAACACTTAGTTTTAAGTTTTTGTGTAAAACTAAATGATGTTCATGTGCAATTAAGATGTACACATTGGCTCATCATTCTTATAATCTATCTCTGTTCACTTAACAGTATTAGGATTAGCTATTAAATCTTTCCTTAGGATCAATCTTGAAGTTCAGATCATCCCATGGGTTTTTAGAAGATTTGCTGGCTTTCTGTTTTATAGAAGGATCTTTTGATTCAGTTTCAAAGTGATGGGAAACAATCTCAGAGTATTGCTCCTTGATGTCATCATTTGGAATTGCAGCACTCAGCACGTGATCTTTACGAATCATATGGACTCGAGAGCTGGCTCCAAGAAACCAAGGGGAATAATATGTGGAAGAACGAATCCCTTCAGGAGTTGAAACGCTGATCGTGTTTACCTGAACGGGGTCACGAACCAACATATTTTTATCCGTATCAGATAGCACCTGACATACAATCGTATCTCCAGAGGTGAGCTTAAAAATGACTGCAAGATCGTAGAGACTCACAGTGCCACCTCATGGATTACATAGTTAAACTTTTCTTTTGAATACAGCTTGATTCTTTCAGATGCATGGTCCAGAGTATAGTTGCGTGACTTCTTCCAATGCAGGTCATCAGCAATGTCAAATACTTTTGTGGCAACTCCGTTATCAGATTTACGAAGTCCACGTCCAATGGACTGGAGAATACGAATCTGAGATTTTGAAGGAGAGGCAAACACGATGTTATGCAGGTTACGTATATTTATACCCGTAGAAAACGTACCCATGGAGGCCACGATGATTGCATCCTTTTCACCCTCAGTAATCTCACGAATACGTTCACGCTCATCAGTATCTACTCCACCCGATACGAAAAACAGTTTGCGAGTACGTCGGGGCAATTCATTTAACTTTTTATCGATTAGATCGTACAGCGGTTTCCCATGTTTTTCAACGTAATTATAAAGGATCAGTGTATTGCCTTCTTGAGCCAATGCTAGATTGCGAATAAACTTATTTCGAGGTGCATGAGATACGATGAAATCAATCTCAGCCTGATAATCGAATTGCTTTGCTGCCTGACACAACTCGTCACTGTACTTCATCAATAATACCGAAATGTCAAGATCCGAAAGAGCGTTCTGCTCAATAAGAGTTTTTGTGGTAGTAACCTGATAGACTGGACCAAATAATCCTTCAAGTACAAGCTTATGTGTCTGAGTTCCATCCAATGTGCCAGTAGTACCAATGCGAAATTTAGCATCTCTTAGTTTCTCCAGAATTGCCGCCAATGATTTGGCTTTAAAGTTATGTGCTTCATCCCCAATGACCATGCCATATGGTTCGAACCACGTGGCCTGCATCTTGTAGATGGACTGCCATGTGGTAATAATTACACGCTGGCTAATGTTAATTTTTTCTTTACCCGAATAGATTCTATGGCATGTTTCAGCAACACCCCACGTTTCATCGAGCGTGGCATAATCTGCAAAGTCCTTGTACATCTGTTCCACGAGGGAAGTTGTGGGTACAATCAGCAGTACTTTTTTACCGTATTTGGAAAGATACCATCGAATTAGAATGTAGATGATGAGTGATTTACCCGAGGCGGTGGGACTCAGTAGCAGCGCTCTCCAATTTGTGAGAGCATGCATTACTGCCTCAACCTGATACTCTCGTGGATCAATCGATTTACCGTGAGCATACAGATTCAGGCTCGCAATGAATTGTGCCAGTTCATTTGGGTCAATCAGTTCCCGAGAATCGGGTCTTCCATAGTATGGATCATCCACCCATTCTACTTCACATTTTCTAACCTCAGCAAACTCTCTGATGTATGGAATTAAACCGCCATAGATGGTCTTGAGCCGAGAATCAAATAAGCGAATCTTTCCATCCCATACCTTATTACGGTATGCTGGCATAAACTTATAGCCAGGAACAAAGAAAGTAAAGAAGTCGGATAATTCATTTGCCACGGATGGATCACAGTCCACCCGAACAAACACCTCATTCTTCTTCTGGATCTTAATAAGATCGCTCATGCTCCTGATGTGAACTTGCGCCAGTCAATCATATTCTTGATATGAGTATGGCGCCAGCGTAATGTGCCCATAATCTCCTCAAGCGTTTCTACCAGAGTCTTGAGATAGATAATCTTTTCTTCTGACTTCTGAAGTTCAGGATCAGCATTAAAGTAATACTCAAGATCCGTCTTCATAATCTTAAGACCGTTGAATGGATCAAAAGGCCAACCACGAGTGGCAATCTCAGCCTGATCCATCTTGCCGTTGAAGTAGAGCCATTTGTCCTTTAAAAGGATCTTTTGTTCAAGCTCTTTTTTCTTCAACTGAAGTTTCGTAATCGAGATAAGTTCCAGGTATTTACCATGGATCTTTGCAATTTTCTGAGAAGATTCATCGAGATTCATCTCATCAATCTCGGAATCCTTTTTCCACATTTCAATCAAACCTTCAAGTGTAATCATAATATAATAGAAGTATTTATCTTAAATTTTTAGGTCACAAATTCGAAGTAGGTATATCTAAATGAAGCTTCCAGCGTAAGATACTCCACGTCAGTGTTCTGAGTATGGAAATCTAATGATCCCATACTTGTCGGAAATGCATTTACAAAGCGAACTTTTCTATTTGGATTGTTGTTACTCGATAAGATGTGCAGTGTAATATCTGAAGTCTTATATTGATTTACTTCAGCATTATTTCGCATCCAGTTGAGTAATTCAATGTAATTCTCCATGTTCTCAGAGACCATGAATTTCATATCAAATGTACCGTAGTCTATGCGGTCACCCGGAGTAAAATCCTGGCTCCTACGAAATGGTGTGGCAATTTCCGCAAGACTAACTGTAGGGATCGATGCGTGGGTACAAAAGTATTCTAGATTTGCAAACTGGGTTGAATCGATGGTTACACGAAATCCTGTTGGAGACAGGTAGTTTTTATTCTGTGTGAGGTTATTCATACCCTTATTTATATGACAAAAAAGGGCCACCCCTTTCGAGGTGGCCCTAAGATCTTTAATCTATTACAGATTAGCCATTGTCCAAGATACCAGCAACAGCGAAGATGCGGAAGTACTTGTTGCTACGATTTGTACCAACGCCGTTCACTGGATTTGCTTCAGCGAATGGGTTAGCGACCATGCCGTAACGGGTTTTGAATCCGATACGTGGTTGGAAATCTCCTGGGTTAACCGCGCGTACCATTGTGAGTGGAACGTATGGAGCATAGAAGAGACCTGCATCGTATGGATTTGTTCCACGGTAGCCAACGGTGACGTAGTCATCGGTAGCATATGGATCGATATAAACCTTGGTGCGACCATTGAGAACACCAGCGAAGGTGTTGCCAGTGTCATCAACTTCGAGGTTTGTGCTGAGAGCTGGAGCGTAATCGAGTACGCCAGCAGCAGCGAGGGCAGTTGCAACATCGCTCGAGCAGAGGATGAAGTTACCCTTGCCACGACGTGTGTCTTTTGCGATAACGTTAGCTTCGCGTTCAATCTGGATCAGCATACCCTTGAAGCGTTCAACGTTCCAACGACCATCGGAGTCGGTGAGAAGGTTAAAGGTACCGGTACGAGCCATATTTGATTGCTGTGCACCGAGTTTTGCTTTAACGTTGATCGTGCGGATAACTTCGCGATTGATTTCAGCGAGGATTTCAGCAGAGAGGATGTTAGCAAGCTCAGATTCTGCATCAAGACCATGAACGGCCTTGAGGTCTTGAGCGAGTTCCATCGTGTATTCAGCCTTGAGGGCGCGTGTCTTTGCAGTCACGGTTGCCTTCTCGATGCTGAATGCCATTTCGCCGAATGAACCAGCGCCGGATGAACCGGAACCGAGAGCTTCACCTTCTGCGGTGGACATACCACTACCAACTGCGAAGGAGTTATGAACTCCATCAGCATCAGCGCCGCTTCCGCCTGTAACGGCTGGAAGTGAAGAAGAATTTGAAGCCTGTGAACCAGTACCAGCAAATGCTGAATTGGCTTCATTGAAGAGGGCTTCAGTTCCGCCTTGTGTGGAGTACTTGCTCTTCATAGCGAAGATCAAGCCAGTTGGGCCAGACATTGGTTGAACGCCAGCGATGTCGTAGGCGATCAGGTTTGGCATTGAACGACGAACGAGGCTGATCAGGATTGGATCCCAATTTGCCATGTTGCCTGTGCCACCGGTGGTAGCATTAGCTGCAGTCTCATTGAGACCTTGGAAAGATGCCTGACCGCGTTCTTCACGGAGTGCCTTCTCTTGATTTTCGAGAATGCATGCTGTGACAGCACGACGATAGTTATCTTTGATTACTGGGAGATCCTTATGATTGATAATAGGATTCCACTTTTCTTGGAGTTTTTCTGAGTTGAACATGTTAGTTAATTCCTTATTAGGATTAAATTGTTGTTATTATTTACGACTTAAGCGTGCGGGTAATTGCTGAAGAATACGCTGCCATTACTGGAGTCAGTTCAATTTCTTGACCCGACTCATTAAGAACAGTTTCTACTTCATTTTCTTTGGACTTCTTAACATTCTTACGGAAGTAAGATTCTTTGACTGACTGAACCTTCTTTGTGAAAGATTCGGCGTCTTCAAAATCAATTTCTTCTGAAAGAGTGGTGAGCTTGACTGCTTCTGTTGAAGCAAGACCTACTGAAGCCTCAGCAAGGATCTGATCACGCTTTAGGGCGTTAACAGACTCATTGAGTTTCATGTTTGATTCGGTTGCTTTCATCAGCTGTTCTTCAAGGGAAGCAACGTTCTTATTGAGTGTATCAACAAGATTTTCCTTGCCCTGTGGAACTTCGATGTAGCTTTCAGTGAACACATTTTTCAATGCGCTAATGAAATTTTCCGCGATCTCGGTACGCAGACCAGATTCGATTGCGACTTTGTTCTCTTCCATCCAGGTACCTACGACATAGCTAAGATAGCTGTCGACCTTTTCTGAGAGTGAAGAAGCAATTTTAGTTGTTTCTTCGTCCAGTTGGGAGCGGTAATTTTCCTCGATGCGGGAGACTTCTTCCGCAAGCTTCGTCTTGACTGCAGATTCGAACAGTTCAGATGCCTTGGAGCGGAACGATTCAGAAAGAGAGGTCTCTGCCTGCATGAGAACTTCAAGGTTTTCCTTGACGTCATCATCCTTTTTCTTATCGTCTTCTTCCTTGTCATCTTCAGCTTTGTCATCGGCAGATTTCTCTGCTTCTGGTTGCTGTTCGTCTTCACCTTTTTCGTCGGCCTTTGGAGCTTCCGGATCAACTTCTGGAGCCGCTGGTTCTTCAGCTTTTGGCGTCTCTTGTGGAGTCGTCAACGTGCTGTAGACATTCGCGAGATCCTCAGTCTTCATTGTGGACAGATGTTGGTACATCGCATTGATGAGTCCAGCTTTGGTTTGTGGAGCTTCTGCTTTAGGAGCCGCAGCAATTGCCGCGTTCACTGAATCAGCTGCCTTCTGAACCTCTGGTGCAAGTGCTGGAGCCTCAGGAACTCCCTGAGTGTGTGGCGCCATCGCCACAGGAGCTGCACTTACTGCGGCTGCAACTGCATCGGCGGCTGGTTTAACAGCATCCGCTTCAGGAGCACCCACCGGTACTGCATTTGCTACTGGAGCATCCGCGGTACCTTCTTTGTCATCAAGCTTCTTCTTGCCTTGTTCCTCGCCAGAAACTTCAACGTCTTCAACGAGTCCATCAGCAAGTAGTTCCTCAACAGTGATGTCTTCAATGAGATCGACTTGACCTTTTGATGTGTGTGACATATTTGTTTTAGATTTAGCCTACTACAATATTATAGTGGTTAAAGTTTAGAGAGGATACCAAGCAGAATTGCTTGTGATCAGTCTCTGTTAATTCACGAATCACCTTAGATGTATTCACATTACCATAATTAGCATCTTCAGTTTTACCCATAATAGAAAGTCTTGAGCAATTATTTGAGAACAATTGCATCGAGAAAGTTTTTGAA